TTAAACATTATAAATAGTACAAATTATTTGGAATAAATTATGCCAGCAACAAGAGCCTTTGCAGTAGAAGACGGAAATCTTTCAACATCTAGTGTTGTAACTTCTAGATCTAAAAATTATGTAGATATAGATCTTTCTTTTAATGCAAAGACAAACGGAGATATATTTAAGAAAGTTGATGCCGCTGCTGTAAAGCAAGCGGTAAAAAATATATTAACGACTGGAACAGGAGAAAAACCATTCATGCCTAATTTTGGCGGTGGAATTGGTGATGCTCTTTTTGAAAATATGGACGATGGTACAGCTTATGAAATAGAACAGGCTATTATTGCTTCTATTAATAATTACGAACCGAGAGCAATAATAGACAAAATAGATGTATCAGATAATCCAGATAATAACGCAATAGATGTAACAGTTCGATTCGGTATAGCAAATGTCGGCGAACTTGTTACTGTAACCACATCTTTATCAAGGCTGAGATAATATGGCAACTACGGTACAAAATACTCAATTAGATTTTGATGCTATCAAAAACTCTTTGAAAACATATCTTGCAAAACAACCAGAATTCGAAGACTATAATTTTGAAGCGTCGGGTCTTTCTAATATCTTAGATGTACTTGCATATAATACACATTATAATGCATTGACTGCTAACTTTGCTTTGAATGAATCGTTTCTTACAACCGCACAATTGCGTAGCTCAGTAGTATCTCATGCTGCTACTTTAGGATATGTACCAAGATCTCGTACTGCATCAAGAGCTGAAGTACAATTAACTATGAATCTTAATGGAGTTGGTGGTCGGCCAGGTTCTATTGTATTAGGTGCTGGATATACATTTACTGCTGATGCTGATGATGTGACATATACTTTTCAGACATTAGAAGACTATACAGCTACAGATAATGGTGAAGGTTTTTATCAGTTCTTAAATGAAAATGGCGGAACTACGATACAAATATTTGAAGGTGTACAAAAACAAAAGACATTTTTTGTCGGTGATGTAGGCGAACGTCAGTTATATGTTATTCAGGATGAAAGTATGGATACTAATACTGCTGCAGTTTATGTCTATGAAACAGCTTCTAGTACTTCATTTACATCATATACACCAATTACAACTGCTACATCTGTTAATTCTCAATCACGTTATTATCAGATCTCTGAAGCTCCTAACGGATATTATGAATTAAACTTTGGTGATGGAATATCTTTTGGTAAATCTCCTTCTATTGGTAATAAAATTATAGTTACATATTTGTCCTGTAAAGGAGCCGATGCAAATAATGCTTCTTCATTTGCACCAGGAGCTCAGGTAAATGTTCCAAATGTAGGTAATTATCCTTTAGCCGTTACTACGGTTGCTCCATCTGGTGTTGGTGGACCAAAACAATCAATAGAGTCTATTCGACAAAACGCACCTATCTCTTTTGCCGCACAACAAAGACTTGTAACAGCTGATGATTATCGTGCAGTAATACAAAGAAATTATCCAACTGTTACAGATGCTATAGCATGGGGCGGTGAAGATAACGTGCCGGCAGATTTTGGTAAAGTATATGTTTCTCTTGTATTTGAAGACGGTACGACTGAAGCACAAAAGACAACAGTTAAAAACTCAATAGTACAAGAAGTATCAAATAATCTTTCGATTCTTTCTATTGATACGGTATTTGAAGATCCAGAAACAACTTATCTCGAAATTATTCTAACATTTAATTTTGATCCAAACTTAACCGGTCAAACAGTTAAATCAACAGAATCAACTGTTTTTGCAGAATTACAATCATATGTTAATAATAATTTAAAACAGTTTGGTGGAATATTTAGAAGATCAGAATTATTAGGTCAAGTTGATGATATTAGTGAAGCAATTCTAAACTCTCAGGCGACAGTAAAACTACAACAAAGATTTGTGCCAGATTTATTACAATCAACTTCATATAAAATATATTTTCCTGTAGAATTATCATCACCTAGTACAACGGATTTCACTGTTACATCATCTACATTTATTTTCAATGGTAATGTTTGTTCTATTAAAAATGCTTTAAATAGTACTAAATTACAAATTATTAACTCTATAGGTGAAATTGAAATAGATAATGCAGGATCGTACGATGCATTAACTGGTACGATTAACTTGACGGGTTTTGCTCCTACTGGTATTACTGCCGGTGTAAATTATATTAAGCTATCAGCTACTCCGGCAAATCAATCTACAATTAGACCATTACGAAGTTATATTTTAGACTTAGATGAAGCTCCGTCATTTGCTACAAGTGGAGTTGATAGACAACAAACAGATGTTACTCTTGGTGGTGGAACTGGTGTAACTTCATCTGCAACTGGTGCAGCTAATACATATGTAAGATCTCCAAGCATACCTTCATCCGGATATTAAGATGTCGCACGGGCCAGACTATAATAGAACGAATTTAAATTTACGGTCATATAGTATTAAAGAGGTATTGCCTCAATATTATGCTGGCGCTTATCCAAATCTAGTTACCTTTTTAGAAGGTTACTATGATTATATGGATTCTGATGGAACGATTGATGCTTTACAAGATCTTTATACTCTATATGATTTAGAAGCAACAGATTTAGATTATATTGAAAATATCTTTGCTACTATTGCAGACGGTGCCAACTCAACATATTTTAGTGAACCGCGTGAGGTACTTCGTAACTTTGCAAATTTTTATAGAGTCAAAGGCACAAAGTATTCTGCAGAAGGATTTTTTCGGGCATTCTATGGATTAGATGTTGAAATAGAATATCCAAAGAATAACATTTTTATTGTAAGTGAATCACAAATAGGAACAGAATCACTTCGTTTTATCCAGAACAGTGGGCTATATCAAATATTCTCTGTTCTTATTAAATCATCTATTCCGCTAAGTACGTGGAAAGATTTATATAAAAAGTTTGTGCATCCAGCCGGATTCTTTTTAGGCGGTCAAGTTGTTTTAGAAATACCGTCAACTAATTCACAAGTTGGAGTGATGCCACTCAGTATTGAAGAACCGCCACCCCCATTATTTGTTGAGGGTGTAGCTAATTTTACAATACCAAATGGATTAGTAGAAACACTCGGTATTCTTCCGGACGATGGAGATTCAGATACAGTGGTAGAACGTATTGATCTCAAAGCAACAGTTGGTGATTATAAAGATATGCCAGCTGACGTATTTGCTGCATCTTACGGTAAAATAGACGATGCAATGAATATTAACTCGCCGACATTTGATGATTCGGCAAAAGATTTTGCACCATACTACTCAGACGGAGATTCCGGACCTGCGTGGGATCAACATGGTGTGAGAATGAGCAACGATATAGAAAGGTTCGATCAAGCAATCTGGTACTATGATTCAGCTGCAGGAAATCCACGCTATATGGTTCTTGGATATGTAGACTCAGATTACGTAGAACTTACTTAGAGGTAAAAAATGGCAATCACATTACGAAATATTAAAGGGACGGCATTGACCCACGTCGAACTCGATGCCAACTTTACCACATTGCAGAATGCTGACTTAGATTCAGCTGCAGTCACTGCAATTGCACAAGCTTCGCAAGGTAATATAAATTTAAATACTTTGGCAGGTGATTCAGATATTGATTTTGGATCAAAGAAAATATTATATTCAAACAACTATGATTCATCTGGTGCATTACCAAATGCCACTACTTATCATGGTATGTTTGCACACGTACACGCCGAAGGCGCAGGATATATGGCTCATGGCGGAAACTGGATAAAACTAGCCAATTTTAGTGACGTAGGAACAGGGATCGATTCAGCTAAAACAATCGATCTAGTTGATTCTAACTATGTTGCTGCTAGACTTGGTAGTATAGGTGGACATTCAGATGTTAATATGTCTGGCATCTCAAATAACCAGATTCTCAAATGGGATTCTGCTCAACAAATGTTTATAGCAGCTGCTGATATAAGTGGCGGTGGTGGAGGCGGTGGTCTTTCATATTCAGACTTTAGTGTGTCCGTTGCAGCCGCAGGAACAGCTAATTTATCATATAATAATGGTACAGGCGTATATACATACACTCCGCCAGACTTATCAGGTTACTTAACAAGCTATACTGAAACAAACGATTTGTCTGCCGCAGTTACCTGGGCTAATATTCCTGATGCAAATGTACCGGCTTCGGCTGTTACTCAACATCAAGCTTCTTTATCAATTGTAGAAAATCAGATTAGCGATTCAGCAGGAAATAACTTAAGGGGCAAATTACAATCTTATATTACTGATTATACCGTAACAGATTCAGATGTAATTGCGCATCAAGCTGCACTAACAATAACTGAATCTCAGATTAGTGATTTACAAAGCTATGTTACAAATGGTTCATCCATTGATATGAACGGAACTGAATTAATAATGGATGCTGATGGTGATACATCATTCCATGCAAGTAATGATGATGAGATCGATATTCGAGTCAAAGGTGCAGACGTTGGTAAGTTTGATTCTGATGGTCTTATTATTAATTCTATTCGAACAAGTACTGCTGGAACACCAACATTAACATCATCATCTAATATTAATATGACTGTTGGTGGATCTGTTACTGTTTCAGGTGGCGGATTTAGAGTTGCTTCTCTTACTACGTCACAAAGAGGATCTTTATCTGCATCTAATGGTGAAATAATTTATAATACTGATAACGGTCAGTTCGAGATCTATCAACGTGGTGCCTGGACAGCTATGACAAGAGGAGCTTCTTTGTTTACTCTTGGCGCAAATGGATCTAGTCATTACACATTCTCAGATCCAGATAATCATTGGTTTCCAACCACAGAAGATGATCCTGTTTTATATCTAAGACGTGGAGAAACATATTATTTCATAAACAATTCTGGCGGTTCACATCCTTTTGAGATTAGAAACTCTGCCGGAGGTTCTGCATATAGCACTGGTGTAACAAATAACGGTAGTTCAAGTGGTACAATAACATTTAAAGTTCCAATGAGTGCACCTGCAACACTTTATTATCAGTGTACTGCACACTCAAGTATGGGTAATACAATCAATATCGTATAGGTAAACTATGTCAGAAAAAGATTATATAATAGCGATGGAAAAAGGTCAAGACAAAGACCTTTTAAAAGATGAGCTAACTGCAGAAACTGGAAATGATTATGTTCCGGCTCGATCTGTTGATATAGTAGATGCTCGTGCTGGAAGTAAACGCCATTTCAATATGGCTTTAACTGACGAAGAAGCAGAAACTTTAAGGTCTGATCCTAGAATTAATAGTGTGCATACACCTATTACATGGGATAATGATTTTTTAGATTTTGAATATAATCAAAGAAATAACTGGGCTAGATATAACAGTGGTACATCACAAAATAATTGGGGATTACTTCGTCATATTGAAGAATCGAATGGATGGGGATCTGGTACAACTGATCAAAGGTCTACTAAAAACTATACAGGACATTTAGATGGATCAGGCGTTGATATAGTTGTTCACGAAGGAGATAGTGCCAGATACGATCATGAGCAGTTTACCGGTAGATATAACCAACTTCAATGGAATACTCTACCAAATATGAGTGGCGCAAATACTATTAATTATACCAGCGCATTATCATATGGTGATCATGCTACACATGTATTAAGTACTATGGGAGGAAGTACTGTAGGTTGGGCTCCAGGCGCACAATTATATAGTCTTCCGCTTGATGATATTGGATCTAGTACATATTGGTTTGATGCTGTAAAAGAATTTCATAAAAATAAATCCGTAGATCCTACTACAGGATATAGAAGACCGACGATCGTAAATATGAGTTGGGGATTTAAAACATATCATTCTTCTGGCGGAACAAACTATGTTACAAATATTCATTATCGAGGCGTAAATACTGGATCAAATTCAGCTGGTACTACTTATGGTTTGATAGGTGATGCGGCAGGCAGAGTTAACTGTCCTATATACGGATTTGAATCTGAAATAGATGAAATGCACGAAGAAGGAATCATTACTGTAAAATCAGGCGGAAATCAATATCAAAAGTTAGATGTTGAAGGCGGAACTGATTACGATAATTATTTTACGTCAAATGCTGTATGGGGTAATGTAGGAATCGGTCAGCCTTTATATTATAATAGAGGTTCTAGTAATAGAAGTGATGATACTATTGTTGTAGGAAATATGGATAGCCAACTGTATAGTAGTTCAGAAGCTACTAATGTTTCAAGTGAAAAAGGTCCACGAGTCGATATTTGGGCAGCTGGAACTAATATTGTCGGAGCAGGTTCTTATGATGATACTACTTATTTAAATTATACAGGAACAAGTATGGCTGCTCCTCAAGTATCAGGTATGGCTGCACTTCTTTTACAGATGAATCCTGGCATGAATCCAAAACAAGTTAGAGAATGGTTCATAAATAATGCTAAGACTGGCATTTATGTTGGTGATACCAATAATACAACTTATTTTACTAACAATAGAAATTTACAAGACGGAAATGATAGAATAGCTTATTGGCCTTTTAGTGATCATAGGCCTATTAATCTCTCTGTCAATACTCAATACGTATCATTTTAGATATAAATAGATTAAATATTTTAGAGGTTTACAATGACTCGTCAGAACATATCAACTGGCACATTTGCTAATGACGGAAGTGGTGATACACTTCGTCAAGCCGGGCAAAAAATTAATGAAAATTTTGTCGAATTGTATAATAAACTTGGCGGAGATAGTAATACTCTAACAGGTACGTTATCTATTGCTGGTAGTGGTATTTCATTTGAAGGTGCAACTGATGACGCTAATGAAACAATTTTAAATGCTCAAGATCCTTCACAAGATAATATAATAACTCTACCAAATACTTCTGGTAATGTTGTAATTGATTCAGCTACTCAAACTCTTTTAAATAAAACATTAACGAGTCCTACATTAAAAACACCACGAATTAATGATACATCATCAACTCATAATTATTTTATTACTGTATCAGAATTAGTAGCAGATCGAAATATTAATTTACCTATCTTAGGATCTGATGATGTTTTAGTGTTCAACGATCATGTTGCAACTCTTACAAATAAAACTCTTACAAGTCCAACAATAAATGAACCGCTAATTAATAATTATATAGCAGATGCTAATGGAGCCGAGCTCATTGGTATTACTGCAACAGGAAGTGCGGTTAATCATATTGGTGTACAAAACGCAGCTACTGGTACTAATCCTATTTTAAGTGCAGTTGGAGACGATCCTAATATTAATTTAAATATGGTTGGTAAAGGATCTGGTTCAGTAGAAATTGATAAAGGTGCATACGGCGCTTCTACAATTACATCTACAGGGGCTGCGGATGCTTCTAAATCGTTTATTATATCAAATTCAGCAACTCCGGTTACAATATCAGTAGCTGATGGTACAACTGTTGGAGAATATAAGATATTTACAAATAAGAATGCTGGTGCTGCTACTATCACTCCGGCTAATTTTGGACCAGGAACCAGTATAGGTTTAGATAACAATGAAGGTTGTCAGATGATATGGGATGGAACAAATTGGCAGTTGATTGGTAACAACGGCGGAACAGTGAGCTAGGGAATCTAAAATGGTTGCAATTATTACAGATAGATTTAAGAAACAAATTTTAAATGATCTTTTTACAGATGTTACTGATTCATCTGACACATATTATATCGCTATTGGTAGATCACAGGACTGGAATGCTACGGATGTAGCCCCGACACCGATTAATACCGAAAAGACTGAAAGAGATTTTAGAGTTAATATGCAGGCGATGAAAAAAGGTGAAGATGTTTCATATGTAGTTCCTCGATATAATTGGTCATCAGGTACAATTTATTCTGGATATGATGATCACTTTGAGGGATACCCATCAAATGCATTTTATGTTATGACAGACGAACTTGCTGTATTCTTATGTTTGCAACAAGGTCGTGATGCTCAAGGAAACGCAGTTGCTTCTACTATCAAACCATCAGGATCATCATTAGATCCGATTACTACTTCAGACGGTTATGTATGGAAATATCTTTATGGTCAAACTGCTTTGCGTTCAACAAAGTTTACATCTGCCAATTATATGCCTGTACAGTTTATAGACTCCGCCGGAGCATCGGCTCCAGCTCTTGAGCAAGAACAAAAAACAATTCAAAATGCTGCTGTTCCAGGTCAAATTGTCGGCGTAAAAATAGATAATGGCGGATCAGGATATACATCAGCTCCTAGTGTTGGATTTACTGGTAATGGAACAAAAACTCCTCAGGCTACAGCAACCATTTATAATGGAGAAATTGTAAAAGTTGAAATGAACGACTCAGGTACCGGTAAAGCTTTTGGTGCTGGATACGATTATGCATCTATTACATTTTCTGGCGGTGGTGGATCTGGAGCACATGGTCGAGCTGTAATTTCTCCAAGCAGAGGAATAGCAGGAGATCCAAGAGAGGACTTAAGATCAAACGCTCTTATGTTTAATACTAGACTTGAAGGTGATGAAAACAACGCATTAATTACAACTAACGATTTTAGACAAGTTGGACTTATTAAAAATCCAGTAGAAACAGACTCTGCAGCAACTGGCGCTTTATTTACAGCTACTGTAGGTAACACTCTAAATAAATTAAAGTTTGGCTCTATCGCACAAAATTTTAGTACAGATAAAACCATTCAAGGATCTACATCAGCAGCAAAAGCTTATGTAGACAAATTCGATTCAAACTATGTTTGGTATCATCAATCAGATTCAACCGGTTATCTCACATTTACTGAAGGTGAAACAGTTACAGAATTAGATGGTAATGGTGAAGGCATTCTTGATTCAGCGGCAAATGATCCGGATACAGATGCATTTACTAAATCTACTATAAAACCTTTTTCCGGAACATTATTATATGTAGATAATAGGGCTGCGATTGAAAGAGATCCAAACCAAACCGAAGACATTAAAGTTATTATTCAGCTGTAAGGCAATTAAATGGCGAACAAATTTACAGATAAGATCTTTAGCGATACGTATAAAGACGACTATAGAGATAGCGACAACTATTATAGAATTTTATTTAATTCTGGTAGAGCTCTACAAGCACGTGAGCTTACTCAGATGCAAACTATTATTCAAAAAGAGATGGAGCGCTTTGGAAGAAACATTTATAAAGAAGGTGCATCTGTAAATCCAGGCGGTCCTACTTTAAATACTCGATATGAATTTATAAAACTAGATACTAGTACAAATACTCTTCCAGCCGATTTAACGACAATTATTAATGATGAGTTTACTGGTCAAACGTCTGCATTTAAGTTTGTTGTTTTAGAAGCGGTTTCGGCAACAGCTTCAGATCCTGCTACTTTGTATATTCGTTATACAGATACACTTAGTGCTACAGCAGATTTTTCTCAATCACAAAAAGTAACTGCTGGTGAAGATGTGGTTGGATCTGTATCAGGTGTTACTCTTACAGTACAAACAACTGATACTACTGCAAATCCTGCAACCGGATTTGGTTCACGTATTTCTATAGATCGTGGAGATTTCTTTACTCAAGGCCATTTTGTGTTTGCTGAAAAGCAATCAAAGATTATTAGTAAATATACTTCTTTGCCTACTGCGACTGTTGGATTTAAAGTTCAACAAGACATCGTATCTTCTACGGATGCTGAGGCTTTATATGATAATCAAGGTGCAACGCCTAATACTTCAGCTCCAGGTGCTGATCGTTATAGAATTCGTTTAATACTAGCAACACAAGATGAAATAGATTCTGACGAAAACTTTGTATATTTTTGTCGTGTTATTAATGGTAATATTTTTGATGTTATAACTGGTCATAGTCATTTTAAAGCCATTGAAGATCGTATGGCCCAACGGACAAACGAAATTAATGGTAATTTTAACATTAGTCCATTTTTACTTCAATATGAAGATGATTCAGATAATACGTTCTTAAAGGCTGTTGTTTCCCCCGGAATAGCTTATGTCAATGGTTATAGAGCAGAAAAAGAATACCCTACTAGAATTCGTGTTCCAAAAGCACAAGATACAATCACATTAGAAAACCAGGTGGTGGCAGCTAATTACGGTAACTATGTGGTTGTTGATACTATGGTAGGTACTCCAAACATTGATGTGTTTCAGGTTCGTAACTTAAGATCTGCAGTAGGTCATGGTGGATCTACTATTGGTACTTGTCGTGCACGATATATTGAAGAAGATGGTGCTAATTTTAAATTATACATTTTTGATGTTGTTATGAATTCAGGTCAGAAGTTTTCTGACGTACGTTCTATTGGTGCTTCTGCTGGTGATTATGCTAATGTTTTATTAGATAATGGTGAAGCGGTACTAAACGACATTGGTAATAATAATCTTCTTTTTGGTTTGCCATTTGCTAGACCAAAAACATTATCAGATATTTCTTTAGAAGTACAACGAAAATTTAACGCTTCTTTTGACGCGTCAGGTCAGGCAACTCTTACATTAACCGCGACAGGTGAGACATTCTCAAATACATCTGATTGGATTATATCTGTTGATTCAAGCGGCGCTATTATTAGTGATAGTGTTTCAATATCAGGAGCTGGTACGCAGGCCGCAACCCTTTCTAGTGGTCCTACAAATGCTAACGTTGAGGTCATTGTTAAAGTTAATAAAGCAAACGGCTCTGTACGAACTAAAACATTACTTGAAACAACCGTAACTGGTATCGTAGAATCTGATGGCGCAGGTCTTAAATTTTTAGAATTAGAAAAACCAGACTTATTTAAATTAGATCGTTTACGTGATTCTGATTCTGATGGCGCTGATAGACTTGGAGATTTTATTGTCGATAATGGCCAACGTGATAACTGGTATTCACCAGCCAGAGTAATTCTCAAAGGTAATAAAACTGCTCCATCAGGTAATTTATTTGCAAGATTTAGATATTTTCAGCATGGTGCATCTGGTGACTTCTTTGCAACTAACTCATATACTGGTCAGGTAGCATATGGTGATATTCCATCGCATAGATTAAATGATGGAACAAAGATTGAACTAAGAGATGTATTAGATTTTAGACCACGTAAAACAGACAAAGACTCTGACTTTACCGGTGGTACTGCTCGTATTAACGAACTACCAACAAATACAGATCTTATAACTACAGACGCAGAATTTTATCTGCCACGATTTGATCGTTTAGTTATAGATCAAGATGCTAACTTAATAGTATTACAAGGTCGATCTGATTTACAACCGCAATATCCAGATATAGCTGCAAATCAATTATTACTATATGATATTGGTATGGCTCCGTTTACAATTAGTGATTCTGATATTGGTGCAATACCTATTGACAACAAAAGTTTTACTATGTCAGATATTTCTTCTATTGAGAAGAAAGTAGATAATCTTTTTGAACTAACTACTTTGTCTTTATTAGAAACTGGATTATCTAATTTTTCAGTATTTGACTCAACAGGTAATGATAGAACAAAAGCCGGATTTTTAGTTGATAACTTTCAAGATCAGCTTGCAACTGGATTTGATAACGTAGAATATAGAGCATCTATAGATCCTAAGGCTCAAATACTAAGACCATCTTTTTCAGAAGAAAATATTAGATTAATTTATGATTCAGATCTTTCTACAAATACTATTATCAAAGGTGATAACATATATGCCAAGTATACTGAAGTAGATTATTTAGATCAACCACAAGTTTCTGGTACTATGAATATTAACCCATTTAATGTTATTACAAATATGGGTCAAGTTACTCTTTCTCCAGCATCAGATGATTGGAGAGAGACAAGACGAATTGCAGATAATATAATTAGCGGTGGCACACAAACGAGAATTAGTGGTAGTCAAGCACAATTATTTAACAACTCACAGTGGAACTGGGGTGGAACACAAGTAGGAGATACAAGAACACAAGGTCTTGGTTCTTCGGTATCGACAGGTACTCAAACGTCGACTTCTACTGGTAATGGTGCTTCAGGAAACTGGAGAGCTCAAACAACAAGTACAACCACAAGTCAAGTTACTACGGTCACAACAAGTACTGCGGTGGCTCGAGTTGCTTCTTTCTCAACTATACGTACCGTAGTCGGTGATCGTGTGGTTGATGTTGCAATGATACCATTTATGAGATCGCGACGTGTAAGTTTTAAAGCTGAAGGACTAAAACCAAATCACAGATTCTTCCCATTCTTTGATGGTACAGATGTAAGTAACTGGACAAGATCCGGATCATTTACACGTATTGCTACTACTGATAACGAAGTTGGTAATAGATATGATAGAAATTCTGGACACCCAGATGGTGGTGGAACATCACTATTTTCTGACGCAGAAGGTAAAGTTGAAGGCGAATTCTTTATTCCAAATACCGATAGTTTAAGATTCCGTACTGGAATAAGAGAATTTAAACTATTAGATATTACTGTAAATAATGAAGAAGATGCCACTTCAATAGGTGTTACTGCATATGCTGCTCAAGGTGTTCTTGACACCATGCAACGTACTGTAAGATCTACAAGAATTAGAAACGTAGTAACTAGTTCGCAAACTTCTTCATCTTCTTCTGTCACTGGACGTAGTACAACATCATCTACAACTGCTTGGAACGTCGTAACCGGCGAACGTCGTGTTGACGGAGTTACGGTTACACCACCACGTACGGTAAGACAATCTGATCCTCTTGCTCAAACATTCTTTGTATCAGATCAAGATGGTGTGTTTATTACAAGTGTTGATATTTACTTTCAAAGTAAAGATGATACAATACCAGCTCAGTTACAATTACGTCCAACAGTAAACGGCGTACCAGCATCTGACGAAATTATGCCAGGTTCTGTTGTATTTAAATCTCCGGCAAACATTAATATATCTTCTGATGCGACGGCTGTTACAACATTCACATTTGATGAGCCAGTATTCTTAATGCCTTATGAAGAATATTCAGTTGTATTATTGGCAGAATGTGATAGCTATAATGTTTATATTGCAGAAACAGAAGAGTTTGTATTAAACTCTACTGAAAAACGTATTACTTCTCAGCCGGCAATGGGGTCGTTGTTTAAATCACAAAATGGTTCTACATGGGAACCAGATCAGACAAAAGATCTTATGTTTAAAATGAAACGAGCAGACTTCTCTACGACAGGATCAAGTATTATTCTAAGAAATGGTACTGTTCCTTTGAGATTATTAAATACAGATCCTATTTCTACAGTTCAAGGCGATGCTACTATAACAATTAATCACGAAGACCATGGCTTTAGTGTTGGCGACGATGTAAAAATTTATGGATTTGATTCTGCTCTTAATTATTCTGGTTTAGCAGGTACAAACTATTTAGGTACAAGAGCAATTACAGCTATTGATCACGATAATTTTACAGTAGAAGCCGGTAGTACGCCTACGCTTACTAAATCAATTGGCGGCACAGCGATTCTAAATAGTCAAAATATTCCGTTCGAAGAAGTATGGCCTTATTTAGAAACTAATATTCCACAGTCAACTTCTATTGCAGTATTCGGTAAATTTATATCAGGCATTTCAACTGCTGGATCTGAAACAGCATATGATCAAGATCCTTCATTTGGACCATTAGCTCTTCGAAATAGAAATGTATTTAGTGTTCCAAAAGTTATTGCCGCAGACTATATTGAAACGGCAAATCTTCCAGTAGGAGAAAAGTCAGCTACGATTAAAGTTGACTTAACAACTAATTCATCTTACGTATCTCCTGTGATTGATATGCAAAGAGCAGCATTATGGTTAACACATAATAGAATTGATAACGCTGATTCTGCTGGATCTGGTCTAACTAATATTAATACTCCGCTTAATTTTATTCCTGAAACAGATAAAACGGGTGGTACAATCATAGCTAAACACGTAACAAGACCTGTTACATTATCTGAAGCTGCGGTTGGTTTAAAAATTATTCTTGGCGCAAACAGACCTTCTGTTGCAGATTTTGAAGTATATTATAAAGCAATTAGTGATGATGCTAGATTTGAAGATGCGGCTTGGATAGAAGTAGCAAAAGAAAGAAATATGCCATCAGATGAAAATCCATCAATATTTAGAGATTATGAATATATTGTTGGTGGTCCCGGCGGGTTATCTGTTCCATTTAACCGTTTTGTTCTTAAGATTGTAATGAAAACATTTAACAATGCTAAAGTTCCAACATTTAAAGATTTGAGAGTAATAGCATTGGCAGTGTAGTATGGATAAATATCAGAAAGTTCAGGGAACAGATTCTCTTTTTAGAGATCCTCATAATGGTGCAATATTAAATGTGAATGTAGATGAAATTAAAAGAGCAAAAATTTTAAAGGCTGAAAGAAAAAAGAAAGCCCTTGAGTTTGAAGCCGTAAAAGAAGACGTAGAAACAATGAAACAAGATATGGCAGATATTAAGGGATTACTTCAAAGATTGGTAGAAAAAAATGGCTAGAACATTTGTAGATTTAAACGACCTCGTAAGTACGTGGAAAGATAAAACTAACGAGATTAGTTATAAAGTTGGCGATCTTGTCAATCTTACTACAACTGGCGATTCTGATTTAGTACAAGCAATCAATGAAATAGACGCTGATCTTGGAACTTTACAAGCTCAGGTTAATACTTTTGTATTTTTAGATTCTGCTCAAATGTTAAATGTTATTGGTGGTACATTTCCAGTTGATTCATCTGATTTAGTTGATTCTTGTATAACTGAAGCCAAACTAGCAAACGATGCAGTTGGTAGTGCGCAATTAAAAAATCTACAAAGCTTAGTAATTTATGATTCTGCTGGAGCAACATTAAAAACTTTATATACAGCAGGGACGTAATATGGCAGTCGTGAAGCCAATGAAAAGAGTTGGCTCTGATCTTGGAGTCATGACTTCAGCCGAAGTAACTCAAATCATTAATGAATGCATAAGACTATACGGTAGTAATCCTGGAATTAGTTTAACTGTTACTCCGGACGCCATTAGCGATCCGCTAATCGAAAGTAAGCTTGGTACTCTCGTTGATAGACGTTTACCTGCTGGTCCTGTTTCAACATCATCGAGTCCTGGCCCTACAGCCGGTACACCTCCTTCCCATATTTCTGTAAATTATATTAATACTTTACAAAGATATGAATGGGGAGTAGCAAATTCTAATAGTTTCCCATATAAAAATCGAGCTGGTAGTTCTTATCAAAATTATTCTTATCCTGTATATTATCATAGTGGCGGGGCAATTCAAGCCATGTCGTGGGTAGATATGTATGATACGTTTATTGAACCAGCTCTTACACGATTAGCTACTGGTACTACAACTCCGGCAGAAAATGCTGGAACATATTTTGTTTCTACTGCTACTTCAGAAACAGATGCGACTTTAGTATCTTCAACTCCAGTTGCGAAAGATACAATATCAGATTATGCTGCTTTTGCAGCAGGTGATTTACCAGAAGTTGAAGATCAACCTGATGCAGCAGAAACTAGTTTTTATTTACATCGCGTTAATTCAGCAGCTGAAGGACCTGTTCCTTTACCTCTTACATTGTTTGAAAATGAGAGAGGTCAATATGGAATTCAGCAAGATTTTAAAACATTAGATAAACCTAAATTTAGAGATATGCTTTTAGATTTAATGCAATATTGGGCATATGATCCTGCAAATGTGTATAATACAGCTATTCGTTATCAATATGGTAATGCTACTTACCTTAGTGGACTTAATATGAATCAAAGAGGAACGGGTGTAACAGATACATATACTATAAACTATTATGAAAGAACCGGACAAGACGCGCCTAATCCTAACGCAACTGCATATTATTCACAACAAGTTCCAACTGGAGCTGCGACGGTGCACACTACATATTTTTTAGGAATAGGATTATTCTGATGAAAGGTATATTATGGCAAGATTTTCAAATAAGATTGAAAGTTTAAAATACGCCGATATAGAACATAAAACTATAGAAATTCTTTATAAGAATGGCGAAACAATAAATCCATATTACATACAGGTTGATTATAATAACCAAGATTTTTTAGATCTCTTGGAGGAATATTCTATTGAAGACATAGAAGATCAAACAAGAATATATTATGAAAATATTAATATGAGAAGAGAAAGCGAAGTTCTTAATAGAGCTACTGAAATGTTTGAATCGTGGATTAAACTTGCTCAAATTGATTTAGATAGGCAAGATGAAGAGCGTTATAAAATATTTGAAAAATATAAAGAAGAGCAGCTTGTAGAAGCTGATGCACAAGTAGAACGTAGAATTCAAGAAGGATATGAAGGTGTACAAGCTACTATAGATGAACAATATAAAGAAGTTGAAAAATATAAAGAAGAACAACTAAAGATATTACAAGCTGAAGTTGACGAACAAGTAGAAAGACGTATTGCTGAAGGATTTGCTGATGTTGATGCGTATAGAGAAAAACAATTATCTATTCTTCAAAAAGAATTAGATCAGCAAGTAGAACAAAGATATAAAGAAGCTGACGAATATAAAGATAGCCAGATTAATATTATTCAACAAGAAGTTAAAACTGATTTATTAAGTAAATTTAACGTGCCTAGGCAAACAACCATATCATATACTCCAGAAAAAGTTGCTAAATATATGATAGATAATTTTAAAGATGAAGATACGGTATTTAAAACTAAATTAGAAATTTTTAATTTGCCTGAAGTTAAAAATAGTAAAGACCGTGAAATGAAAATGAAAGTACGTAAAGCAAAAACCGTACCTGAAATATTTGCAGCATATCATGATATTCAATGTAATCACAGTTAAGTTCGGTAACAAATACGATTCGCAATTTGTTAATAGACTTTTTAGAGAAATCAGTTATTATAGTAGAAGTTATTATACAAATAGCTGGTTTAGGTTTTATTGCTATACGGATAATCCAGAAGGATTAGCGCATGGCATTAATGTTATTCCTGCCAAAAAAGATCCAACACTAAAAGGCGTATGGAATAAGTTACGTCTCTTTGATCCTTCTATGCCTTATGTAAAAGAAGGTCATTATAATATTTACATAGATCTAGATACTTTTGTACAAGATTGTATCTTTACGCGATTAGCTCATCATGATTGGGATACGTTATATGTATGTGGCTCGCCATGGAAAAATGATAAGAAAAGATACGGCAGATTATCAAACTATGATGTGACTATACATAGTTCAGTAATGACATGGAAAGCTCTTAGTCATTTTGAAATATGGAATCATTTTAGTAATCATGGTTTACGAGATTATTATATGAGAAAATATTCAGGAGGCATGGATAGATTTTTAGCACACGAAGATATAAACATGAAAACATTCAAACGTGACTTTGTAAGATCTATGAAATACGATAAAAATATAAAAGATGCAGCTATTGTATCATTTGAGGAATTAGATGTACGATTCGGAGATCTTATACCGAACTATAAAACTAAGCGAGAAAGTGTATAATGAATCTATGTATGGGGTAGATGATCTCTATCGCATAAAGGATTTATCACATTCTATGGATCATAAACACTGGGTCGGAAAAGAACATCTTGCAAAAAAGTTTTATGAATTATATAATCACGACGCCGGTAAATTATTAGTACTTGGCGGATGGTATGGCATGATGGCTTATCAGTTGCGTAAGCAATGGCCTGATTCACAGATGAATATAGAATCTACCGACATGGATCCTATGTGTGAAGAGTTTGGATATGAATTATTTGATGATAAAGATATTGCATTCTCCACCCTCAACATAAGTGACTCTTTTATTATAACACAATATACAGGGATTGTAAACACCTCTTGTGAGCATATGGAACAAAAAGATATTTGTTCTATTATTAAAAGAAAAGATAAAGATTGTTGGGTTGCCTTTCAATCAAATAATTATACAGATTTAGATTCTCATATTAATTGTTATCCTTCGGCTGAACTTTTTGCAGAGAGTTTAGAATTAGATTGGTACGCTGACATAGATACTTTAGATCTAGGTGACTTTCAAAGGTATACAGTCATTGGAAAATAAAGTAGTATTCAGCGTATTCATTGATATTCCTGAAAACCGTTTAGATAATCCTGGATGGTGGGAAAATGGCGAGCAAGTAGTTACTGATAAAAGTAAACAAACTAAATTAGCATTACTCAATAATGCAGAGCTTGTTACACAAAGACAAAAACAATACGCAAATGACATTGGTGCTGACTATATACTATTTCAATATGATAGTACATATAAAAAATTCTTTAATGATATAAAAAATAGGTTTACAGAGATCTCAGAATATGATATAGTAAACTTTTATAAACATAAAGTTATGAGGGACTTAGCTGATGAATATAACTACGCTTGCTATTTGGACTTTGATGTTGTACCTAACACTTCTGATTGTATTTTTGCATCACACAACGTAGATAAAATGTTAGCAGTTGCTGAATCAAATCGATTAGCAGTACGTGGTAAAGTTATGAAAGCGGAAGATTACAATCTTTGTATTCGTAATCCTGCTACAAAATATTGGAATACTCATGCTCTTCTTATGGAAGAAGGATATGATCCTGAGAATGATGTATTTAATACAGGAATCATGGCAGCATCGTCTGATGTAATTAAGCGATTAGATTATTTTAGAGATTTTGAATATATCATAAAACTTATGACTGATGTAAAACACGATGAGTTTTCAATGTATCCAAAGAATATTCAACGAGTATTTAATTATGATAATGAAACCGTATTCTCATATTGGGTTAAAGCAAGAGAAATACAAATACAGTACATGTCAAAAGAATGGCATTGGATAGTTGATGAATTGATAACTGAACCAAAACAAATAGACCCAAAAGCTAAACTTTATCACTTCATAAACAAGAAAATGGAGTGGATAGAAGATATAAATAAGAACAAATAACCTAGAGTGTTCAAATGGCCCAGTATGAAGAATTAACAATAGATAAAGGTACTGACGTTACTCTCCAATTAGAATTGGAAGATACTAACGGTAATGCAAAAAATCTTACAAATTACACGGTTGCAGGTAAACTTAAGAAAACTTATAATACGCCTGATGGCGAAGCAACCGTATTTACTACTGAGGTAAAAGCTCCTGCTACAGGCGGAGTTGTAAACCTTTCATTATCAAACACTCAAACAGACGCACTCAAAGCCGGGCGATATGTATATGATGTAGAAATTTCTTTCGTAGATAGCGATGCACAAACAGTGATAGAAAGAGTTCTTGAAGGCACAATCACAGTCACACCATCCGTGACATAGCTT